CGGCACCCATTTCATTTCTTAAAGTTGTAGTTGAACTATTACTAATTGGTGTGCCGTAAGTTGTCGAAGTTAAAATATCACTACCTAAAGAATACGGATATTTAACACCTGATTCATTATCAAATGGTGCAAAAACTTTTTGTTGTCCTGTTGTTCCTGTTAATGCGTTAAAAGGTGATGTATAATCAAATTCAGAATCCCCTATTTGGAAATATTGAATATTAAAATTACCATTAGCAATTGCCTTTCTACCTCTGTTGGTAATTCTTGCCGATAAATATTCTGCGTTATTACTGTTTAAAAAACTCATATGTTATAAATATCTTTGTTTAATTTTGTTATTCTCCTAAGGTGTAGTCTATTAATAAAACATTATTTACTTTAATTCTAATATAATCAACCTCCTCCGATCCTCCACATGGAGTTCTGTCTCTGTCATACATATCTTGAACAAATGTACTTCCTGTAGGTGTCCATGTTGTATATGATGAACCGTTTGTACTATATTCTACCGTTAAATTAGGTGTTACAGGTCCACTTGTTCCGTTAAATGTAAATGTTACAGTTGTGACACTGGCATTATATGGTGTATCGTCTTGACAAAATTCATTTAAACCTTGTGATGATCCCATAGTTGCGGTTATACCTGTAACATTACCTGTATCACCTGAGTAGTTTGCGGTACAATCACAATCATTAGTATAAACACTACCCACCATACTTATAATTTCAGATTGCCAATATCCTTTGTATTTCATTTGTTTATATAATCCTGGATATAATACCTTTCTACAAACTCCATTATCATCTAATATTGTATTTCCTTCATTTAACTTAATCGTTGACCATATTGGATCATTATCCAAACTAATTTGACCGTCACATCTTTCGGTGAAATTATAATAATATAATGGTGAACAATCACCACAATTATTTGAATAAACAGAACCTTCAACTGCTTGTATACCAACAGGTAAATTTTTATATGTTACAGGGTCTGTAAGTGGTAATATTGGTACTTGAACTGTTTGACCAGTAAATGCCCCATAATAACTTGTTATAGTGGCACAATAACCATCATCAACCACATTTCCAAGTTCATTATATGTAACCATGGAATAAGTTAATCCAGTTTGTAATGATGAAAATTCAGGAATATTAAATGGTGGGGTTAGACCATATGGTGTTTCATCATATAGATACGGCCATATACTATAAACTAATATATTTGCTTGATTATCACATCTTGTTGCACCATAAACATACCAATTAAATGTTAATCCAGTAAATGGTGGTTGACAAGTGCTACAAGCATTATCTCCTGGTTCAGGTGTTAAACCATCTAAACTTATTGTTGATAATGATGGTGGAACATATTGATCGTCGATATGTACTACTGATAAACATTGACCGTCAATTGTGAATACCTTTCCCTCTGCAATTTGTGTATTTGTTTTTAAACTTTTACCATAAATATTAAACGTATATCCAGTTGGGAATCCACATGGTTTTGTCTCATCCACATAATATGATGTATTACCTGGATTTTCAAATGGATCGTAACCATCTTGTGCTGTACATCCAGATAAACTTATAATACCAAAACCTGTGTTTGTTAGACTTACATATTCATAACCCATGTATTGACAATCACCTAATCTATAGTAATAATATAAATCGGTATTTGCCGGTTCCTGTGTTGGTGTTGGGGTTGGACTTGGTGTTGCGGTATTTGTTGGAGTTGGTGTTGGTGTATTAGTTGGTAAACCGACAATAGATTTAGTAATCTCATACGAACACGATTCTCCTGTGGATTTAATTTTAACAATGGTTGTATTAACTGGAACATTACTAGTACCGTATCCCGCTTGTAAAGATGCTAACGATACTCCCGTTTCAAATGCATCAACATATCCATCTATATTAGAATACAAACTGAAAAGTTCGGGTGTTCCTACTATTGAATTTAATGTTATGGTTATTGGTATTGGCATATTATATTAATCTTTTTTTATTTTTATGATCCCGTATTTAAACACTCTAACCCTGGTGGAGTAAGTGCAGATCCAAAACACACACCTGTTGATGTCGGTGTAATATATACATCTATTGCTTGACTTACCGGTATACTTACTCCATTTATTGATCCTTGTAAACCGCATCCATAATCACTAAGTAATGACCCCGCCGAGTTAGTAAATCTACTCGATAAATAAGCTCCAGCGGCAAATACATTTACATTAACTTCAACATAATCACAAGTACTATCGGTTACCCTTAAAAATGCACCTAAATTCAAATAACCTCCCGCATCTACACTTGGGCTCACTAAGAAGGTTTCGCCTTCTATTATTGATTTTTGTATACCAGATGTTGTATTATTAACCGGACCTAAAGTTGTGTTATATGTTTGGTAGACTAATTGTAAATTATTTGATACCGCATCGTATGGGGTATTTTGTCTTCCATAAATATTAACCGTAATTTGTGGTATTGGTGTTGGTGTAGGAGTTGGTTCATTAATAGATAAACAGTTTATACAAGTCCCACTTGGTAGTAATGTATTAGTAGAACCTGATCTCTTATAAAGTCTAACATAATTACCTAACGTCGAATCATATGTTATTCCGGTTTGTGATATCCATATATATTGATCTGGACTCATTTCAGCCGACACCCAATTAAACCCTAATGCGTTATCTGTCTCAACTGAAGTGGCATCACAAATATTTGTTGCTGAATATAACCACGCATCTACTCCATCGTAAATTGCATTAATAGGACTGGTATGTGTACATGATGTGTTATCACCAAACTCAACATCACCAGGATCACCTACCCATAAATCATTTGCAACAATTCTATATGGTGTTGGGGTTGGTGTTGGTGGTAATGATGTTGGTGTTGCGGTTGGTATGTCGGTTGGTATGTTGGTTGGTATGTTGGTTGGTACATTCGTTGGTAGATTGGTTGGTACATTTGTTGGTATATTAGTTGGCACCGAAGTTGGTACATTGGTCGGTGCTGCAGTTGGTGCTAACGTTGCGGGTAATCCATAAACTACATTAGCATCAAATGAACATGGATTAGGTGTATTTGTTGGTGTAGACGTTGGAATAGGTGTTGGACTTGGAGTTGGTGTAGGGGTCGGTGTGGTTGGCATTTGTATTCTTATTGGGTTAATTTCACTTAATACACATCCTCCGTCATTAAGATTTGAGGGAACCGCCTTTATATAATACGTACCGTCAGGTACTATCACATATTTTGGAAAATCTCTTTTAAGTATATTACTATATCCCGACATTAAGGTATAATTTGTTAACGTATTACCCGTAATCGTACAACCTGAAACATTTCCTAATGTATCTCCAGTGCAATTATATAAATCAACATTCAATATTGACGCACCTACAGTATCTAAACTTAATAATATGGTATATGGCATATTTCTATAAATAGTATTATATACAATTTAAATAAAAAACCCCTCATAATAAAGGGGTTTTAATATTGTTATTTGTTTAAATATATTATTCACAATCGGAACAATCAACATTTGAAGTACAAGGTGTTTCACAAGGCACTGATGTCATTAATCCAGAGTCAGAGTCTATCTCTGTACCATTTCGTACACATACTGTTCTAGAAGAACCTGGTCCAACAAGCAATGAGGATAAAACATTATCTAAACATCTATAATATGTGAATGTTATACCACCATCGTCTCGTCCACCCTCATTATAAACCGTATAACATTCACAATCTGACACTGGTTCAGATGTAACCCAAGCTATTTGTTCTGTACAAAATCCACCACTTTCAGAACCTGTACTTGTTATTGTTCCTCCTGTTATTGAATCCGATATACCTGTTGCAGTGTATCCAGTTGTAAGTACTGCTCTTGTTATTCCTGAGGCAATAAAAACTCCGTTTAATGCCCCGCCACTTGTTGTACCCGATATACTATAGTTACCAGATTGTGTGGTTCCCGATGTTTCTGCGGTTAATGTAAATGTTATTGTCATATTATTTGTTTCTTTTTATAAATATCTTATTATTTTATTTTATTTTGTTTTATACAGGTTACTCTGGACAAAGAACTTCATTACATATTCCACCTTCTGCATCTTGACATTCACTTTGACTATTATATATTATTGGACTCATTCCATACTGCCAACATTGTGTCGGTGGATTTGTTGGTGCTAACGGTTCCGGTGTAGGGGTTGGTGTACTGTATATTATATTCATTACATATTGTATACTCGCACATTCTGATCCACATCCACATGGAACGGTTAAATATGCGGAAGTATCGTTTTGACTAAATGGTAATTGTATGTTTGAATTATCATTTAAATAAACAACGACATATCCATTCATATTTCTTGGACTTGTGAAATCAACATAATATGTCCTATCATACTCGTAGTCGTTAGGTTCATAACCAGCTCCACATTGTTGGAAATTACTATCTGTTGATCCAAAAGCCGAAACTCCGTCCGGTAATGAAGGTGTTGGTGTTGGTGTAGGTGTCATATATCCACAACTTGCCGAGTTACTTTCAATAAATGTGTCAACATAACCACAACTACCATTTGCGGATCTGGAATATAAATTGTACCCATCACAAGTAAACATTAAAAAAGTACCTTCACTAGGACAAGGAGTCGGTGATGGTGTTGGTGTATCTGTTGGTGGTAAAGGTAATGGTGTTGCGGTTGGTGTTGCCGATGGTGTAGGTGTTGGAGTCGTCGTTGGACAAGGTGCTTGTGCTCTTATCGGTAAAGCCGGTCCGTCTAACACCCAATAAGAACTTCCATTAGAGAACCAACCTGTTTGACTTACAAGTGCTCCTGAATTATTTGAATACAAATAACATCCATTTGCTAAAGTTGAACAGTTTGAGTAATATGTTGTTGGGTTAGATACATAGTCTAAACATGCTTCCGGTCCATAACGATCGGCAAATGCTCCTTGTACAAATCCTAAACTATGTGAATATAAAACCGGAGTATTAGTTGGTGTTGGGGTTGGAGTATTTGTATTTGTTGGTGTAGGTGTATATGTTGCCGGTTCAGGTGTTGTTGTATTTGTTGGTGTAGGAGTTGCAGGACAACTACAAGCGGTATTACTATAATTAATAAATGAAATTATCGCATCTGCTCCCGTTACTGTTCCATATTGTATACAATCGCTTATAGATTCTACCCCTGTTCCACCAAAAGTAACGACTTTTCCAACTCCACAACAATCTACATAACTAACATTACCTGGACTTTCAATATCAAAAGTAACTGAAGTCACACAAGGAGGGAATGTTGGTGTTGGGGTTGGTGTATCGGTTGGAGGTAACGGCGAAGGTGTTGGAGTATTTGTGTTTGTTGGTGTTGGGGTATATGTTGCTGGTTCAGGTGAAGGGGTTGGTGTAGGTGTATATGTTGCCGGTATTGGTGAAGGTGTTGGAGTTGGTATATCTGTAGGTAAAGGAGTCGGGGTTGGAGTACTGTTCTCAACTATAACATTCACATTAAAGTTACAATCAGGTGTAGGAGTTGGAGTTGGGGTGTTAGTAGGTGTTGGTGTAGGAGTACTGGTTATTATAATTAAATCTACATTAAAGTTACAATCTGGAGTTGGTGTTGGGGTAGGAGTTGGTGTAGGTTCGCTAGTTGGTGTTGGAGATGGGGTTGGGGTACTAGTAATAACTACTAAATCTACATTAAAGTTACAATCAGGTGTTGGTGTAGGAGTTGGTGTGCCGGTTGGTGTAGGGGTTGGTGTGCTGGTTATAATAGTTAGATCTACATTAAAGTTACAATCAGGTGTTGGTGTAGGAGTTGGTGTACTAGTTGGTGTTGGTGTGGGGGTACTAGTAATAACTATCAAATCTACGTTAAAGTTACAGTCAGGTGTAGGAGTTGGGGTTGGAGTACTAGTTGGTGTTGGTGTAGGGGTACTAGTAATTATAGTTAAATCTACATTAAAGTTACAATCTGGTGTTGGTGTAGGAGTTGGGGTTGAAGATGGAGTTGGAGTTGGGGTACTGGTAATTATAGTTAGGTCTACATTAAAGTTACAATCAGGTGTAGGTGATGGTGTCGGCGTTGCGGTTGCAGGTAATGGCGTTGGCGTTGCAGTTGGCGTTGCAGTTGCGGGTAGTGGCGTTGTGGTTGGCGTTGCAGTTGCAGGTAATGGACTTGGTGACGGGGTTGGAGTTGCTGTCGCAGGTAATGGAGTTGGGGTTGGTGAAGGTGTTGCAGTTGGTGTTGCAGTTGGTATTGGTGTATTAGTTGGTGTTGGAGTTGGTCCATAAACATATGTTGCGGAACCTCCACTAAATCTACAATCTTTTACATCATTTTGACCAATTGATACATATCCATAATCTAAATAATCATTTACCGTACAATCATTTGGACCGTATTTGTAAGATGTGAATTTAATTTTTTCACGTCCTTCATTATCTATGAAAAATTCATATGATATTATTTTTTGTTTTGTTGTTCCTGTAATCGATGAATTACCAATTTCGGTTCCGTATTGTGTGTTTTTACCTTCACCGTCAATAGTTGATCCCGAATATGTATTAATATATGTAACCGTATTTTGTATTGCTCTTTTCCACAATATTTTTAATTGTGTGTCATACTGTTCATTATAATCTGAAAGTGCATTGGTTGTTCCTCCGCTATATAAACTAACACTAATACCATTTGTTGTAACAGTATTATCATTATTAAATGTTGTTATTCCCGTCAACGATGTTGCTCCACTGATTAAAACATACGTACACCCCGTAACATTCGTAGTTGTGTTTAGGGCGGAAGTATTTGCGGGATCTGTCATACCCGAATAAACTATACCATCAATTTCAAATATTGGGTAAAATTTAACATATCCATCAAATTTTGTTTCACCATCTTCATCACTTTCAATTGAAAACCCAAGATCAATATCGGCCTCTTCTCTTAAATAATTAAAATAACTATTATACCCTGTAAAACCTGTTGGTATTTGTAAATCAAAATTTATATAATCATCAGTTTGTATAGGTTGACAACCATATTTGTATTGATATTTTGATCTACCAAAAATATTGTTTGATATTAAATTACCTCCCGTCCATAAAGTTGTTGATGGTATAATTTGATCTATTACACTTGTCCAATATGGACTCATTTTTTGAATGAATAAATTTAAATCGGAAATTGTATATGGTGGAAAATCTGTATGTGTAATATAATCTTGATAAATGTCTTCTAATGTAATATAGTTTTTCTTATATCTAATTAAATTAGAATTTTTAATTTGTTCATGTAACATCTTATCAACGTATTCAAGAAATGTTACTCCCGTTTGTGGTGTTAAACTATTTGTACCAAATGTTGTACCTGTTGGTCCGAAATCTCTTGATTTACGATATATGTCATAATCCACAGCTTGAGCCGCAGATAAATAAACTTCAATATTTTTACGATTTAAAACTAATCCTGAATTGTCAGTAAATGATTCTATTTGATTATTATCAATTACACTTTTTAATTTATATCCCGTATCTAAACCTGGTAAATTTCTATATATATTAAAATAATCTTCACCATAAGTGTAAGGACTATTTTTAGTTACTACATTTTTTATTCTACCTGTTAATGTTGAATTTTCGGTATCAATAATTAAAGGTGATTTATGTTGTGATGTATTATCATACCAACCACTACCTTTTTGGAAAAAGTATTCTGTCGAACCTGTTATTCCTTTTGGTAAGAATGTCTCCCCATTAACCGGATAATTATCAGAATTAAATGTTGTGGTACCTGTAGTTATACCAGTATAATATGAATACGAAGGATATGTTACACCATCAATAGTTCCACCTGTTGGTAAGAATATTCCTGTTTTGTAAGTTTTAGTTCCCGATATAACATCATAAATGTCACTGTTTAAATCAAATGATTTAGGTAAAGATGTTACCTTATAAACATATTGATTTATTTTAATCATAGGTTCAGGTGCGCCCAAGAATTTTAAGAAAAATTCCAAAGACTGTCTTGTACCTTTTGATTTATATATGTAAGCTAAATTGACTAATAATCTTCTATAAAATTCATATTCCGCATCAATCAAAGATGTTCCCGATGTTAAACCAGAATATTGTTGAGTTGTTTTACTATATAATAATTCATCTAAACCTTTCTCATCAATTAAGTTAATTGTATCTAATCCTAAAGTATTTGCTAAGTTTTTTAATAATACATCAGGTACGTTATTAATACCGTCATAACTTACATTTCTCATGTAAGCAATATTATCTATGTATTTTTTTACACTATCAAAACTTTGTCCATATAATTGAAATAATGATTCGGCCTTTTTATCGGGACTATCAAATTCAAACAATTGAGGTGATGTTAAAAACCTAACGAATAAGTTAGACTTATAATCATCAATTTCATCTGCTATGTTACTTAGATTTGTTAAATAACTATCGTATTCTAAACCTGTAATTTTAATGTTCCAATCTTCCTTATCTGATAATGGCCAACTATAATTTACTGAAATTAATTCAGTTTTTGTTTCATCAAAACTATCTCTTGGTACTTTAAAACTTGAGGTATATTTTGGGAACGTATCTCTATTTAATAAACTTTCTTCTAAATCATCTAATCCACTAAAAAACTCATCTACGGTTTTATCGTTTGGTTTTAATAATATATCGGATGTATATGTTGTACCGGTAAATGGTTTACCACTTACCTTTAATAAAATTATATTATCACTATTAGGTTCAACATATGAAATTACATCATATGTTTTTCCACTTATTGAAATTAAATAATTTTTAAAAGAAGTATAAAAATCTCTGTTTTTATTGATTGATGGTAATATGGTATTACTTTTCGGTGTAACCATAACAATCGAAAATGGATTGTACAGTTTACTGTATTCAACTTGAAATTGAGTGGTGTTACTTATGTTATCGTATGTAATATTATTTGCAGTAAAATTTGTTACTTTAATTAAACTATTAGAATCAATTAAAATAGCCGCAGGAAAATTATTAATTATATTAGTTGTTGCAACACCTAATCTACTTTTTAATGATCCAAATAAAGATTTAGCAGCATCATTTTTAGACCCTTTAAATTTTATCTCTTTATTTTTTGTTGCTGTGCCGCTTGCAGTTGTACTTGAAGTTTGTCCTTTTAAATCATCTAATGTTAAAAAATTAGAAAATGGATTTGTTTTAAAATTCTTTGTATCTCTTTGTATTACCTCACTATCTAACGCAAAGTTCGTATTAGTCAATTGACCAGTACCCGTGGTAATTTGATTACCAACTAGATTGTCGCTGAATGTATCAGCACCACTCGCAGCTTGACTTGGAACTTTATATTTTGCCATTAGATATTAGTAATTGTGTCAAAGTTTAAAGTTTCATCAATATCATTACGATTTTCTCTAACCTCATAAAGAGTTTCATTAAAGTCGTCTTTGATTTCGAATAAGTTGTATTGTTTATAGATGTTATTATCTTTATCGTAAATTGTGTAAATACCTGGAGTAACCGCCTTAGTTTGATTACCGTAAAGAGCGTTTGCAAGTGTCGATGCGTCATGTTCAACCATATCAATTTCAATAGTTGTTGGGTTCATAAACGTATTTGATAAAATAACTGTTTGACCTGGACTACCAATAAATGGAACTGTATTTGGTTTGTTTGATGGTGCGGACGATGGTGTAATTGTTAAAAACATAAAGTTTGTTGCACCTTCACTATATTGATATCTTACTGACTTTTGTGTTGAGCTATTTAAATTGGCAGTAACAGGAGTACAATAAAAAGATGATGTTACTATTTTATAGAAATTTGGTGTTTTTTGTTTGTTATTAGAATTTATATATTCAATTCTATATCCTACCAAACCTTGTGGAGTGAATTTATTTCTATCTTCAGACTTAACATTTGATAAATCCAAAATTAGTCCTCTTACCGATGGTAATGATGCTAAAACACCACAATCCATAATTGTTGTTCTAATTTGTTTTGGTCTAATGTGAAGTGTGTATATTCCTAATTCGGAAAAATCCGTAGCATTTAATTTTAAATTATATAATCCACCCAAAATTTCCACACCACTTTCTCCTCCCGTTACTCCATTGTGTAAAACAGGTGTTAAAACATTATTTGGTGTTAATTTTTTTAGAGTAGTTGTTGACGTTGAGATTCTATCAGGTGCATAATGATATAGTATTTCTACATCATCAGGTGATACATCCGCCGGTCTTACTATTCCATATGATCCTACTGCCATATTCTTTTATTATAAATATAAATCTTATTGTTTTTTAACTTTAAAAAATCCATTTCCGTAGATATCTAACTCATTCATGTTGTCAATTTCCCCCAATCTTAGGTTAACTTCCATAACCCCCTGTCTTCCTCTTTCAACAAAAATGTCGGAATAGACCGTTGGGTCATCAATAAAACCTAAGAAATGTTCATTTCTTGTTATAACTTTATTAAAAACCTCCTCTTTAGTAAATGCGGAAGTTGTTCCTGTAATCATTGTATAACCATCTGCGAAGTCCATGTAAAATAACTTATTATCTTCACTTGATAAAGTGTAACCCGTAAATAATGAACCTGAGTATGTCCCTGTCGTATATAAAGAACTACTTACTGTTGTTTCACCATATTTCTTTAATTCACCGATTTTACTACCTCCAATTGCGGCATATCTAAATGTGGTATTACCCGTATTGTTTGTATAATCTAAATCATTCAAATAATTTTGATAGTTACTTCCTGTGTAATAAATGTTACCGGGTAGAGTAAAACCAGTGGAAGTTCCTAACGTATTACTTATTGTTACTCCTGTTGATATTGTTATGTTTTTTGTTATTTTTTCTTTATTCCAAGGTGAATCTAATGATAATGTAAGAGTATAACTACCCGTCATACTACCCGTTACAGTTGGGTAGGTATGTGAAGACGTGGGAAAATTACTATATAATACTCCACTATTAACTGTTAGACCTGATGTAAATCCATCTCCCCAATTAATTGTATATGTTTGATCTACAATTTTTCTTAACTTATTTGGATTTACTGTATTATAAACTGTTACAACTGAACCCGATTGTTTATAGGTAAAATTTATTAATTGTTCGACCTGTTCAACATTTCCATCGAATGAAACCATAACACCCATTTCATCTGCATCAGCTTCTAAATAAATTGGTAATGTGTAACTAAGATTTAAACTACCCGTTAATCCTGTCCAAGATGAACCGTTCCACATATATGAACCTGTAGGTAAACTACCCGTAACGTTATTTACAACATAACCACTATATGGTGTAAATCCTGTTGGTAAAAAACCTGGATCATCTGACCATGATATTAAGTTATTTTGATTATCATACCAAAAAGATCCTGTTACTGAATGTAAATGAACATCAGGTATCTGTCTTTTTAATATAGTGTATTCATTTTTTTTCATATGTTATGAGAAAATTAATCTAGCATATTTTTGATTATCACTATCAGGACTACTTGTTATTGTAAAATCATGAACCCCAACTCCTTTACTAAATGATTGTGATTCTATTTTTGGAAATTGTGTATTTGTCGAAGTTATTGTTAAACTCGCACCTTCTGTTAAAAGACCAGTATTTGAACATCCTGAACATACACCTGAAAAGACTTCAAATGTAACCGTAACAGTTCCACTATTTACGGTTAAAGTTCCATTTGCGGTCCCATTTACGGTTCCTTGGGTATTATACGTTCCTGTTACCGTATATGGTAATGGTGTGGATGTTGGTGGTAATGGTGTCGACGTTGGTGTTGCCGTTACCACACCAGGTATAGGAGATGCTGTTGGGGTCGGAGTTGATGCTGATGGGTCAATTGTTGGGGTTGGGGTTGGGGTTGCTGGTATTGGTGTCACAGTTGGTGTTGCAGTTGCTATTGGGGTCGGAGTTGGAGTTGGACAAATACTTCCTCCACTTGCCGTTATTACAACATTATTTGTGCCTGGATTTGTATCGGAATATGTATTACCATTTATGGTGTAAGTGTAACCGTCATCTCCAAGTACTAATTGTCCATCATAAAAATCAAAATATGGATATCCTATTGACAATGCGATAATATCACTATTACAACGTTCTAATCTATAATATACAAGTGATCCTAAAAGTGTTGGTTCTGGTGTTGGTGTTATTGTTGGTATACTTGTTGCAAATGGTGTTGAAGTCGGTCTTGGTGTTGGAGTTGGGGTTGATGTTGTAACAGGTAATGGTGTTGGTGTTGCCGGTACTGTTGCTCCTCCCTTTTCATAAAATGTAATACTATTATTAACGGTATTTCCAGTACCAATTCTACCTAACTTTGTTGTTCCTGTATATCTAAATATTTCATATGTTCTATCAAAATTATCAAAATCAATTTGATAATACATATCTTTTTCTTCTGTTATATTATAACTTGTTGTTTGACCTGAATTTATAAAATCTAATATCTCACCTCTATCCGCATTGAAAAATTTTGCGGTCATGAAAAATGTATTCATTCCATGATAAAATGGTGTTTTTTGACCGGGTTTATCATTCGTATTATTTATAATTTCATATGATAGATTTGGGTATTCAAATGTTTGTCCTGTCCAACCGATTAATGTGGTTGTTCCTATTGGTATATTAACTTGTGTTATAACATTATTCTCATTCATAAATAATATAGTCTGTAGTGTGGTTGCAGTAAAACTATATTTATCTAATGTTGTTGTTCCACTTAAATTAGTGTCAGTTAAAACACTCTCATTATCAAACCAAAACAAATACATGTTTTCTTTGTTTCTATAATTTGAACCTGTAAAAACTGGAACAAATATATTATACCCATAGTTATTACCTGTATGAAAATATTTTTCACCTAAGGGTAATGCTAAATTTTTAGAATTTATTAATCTTCTGTTTTGTCTTGTTGGTGGTTCACATGCTAACTCGTTTTCAGAAATAAAAGTCCACCATAGTGTTGTTCCTGAAATTGGTGGTGTGTTATTTGTACTACCCGATACAGATACACATTTATATTTTTTATTATTGTAATTTACATAATCGTTGAAATTAAATGTGGTATAGTCATTCCATAACTTTTGTGGTGTTTTAAAAAACTCTAACCTAAAGAAACTTTCGATTGATTGTTTTGTCATCAATTGATTTTCTTGTGTTGATATACCGACAGGATTATAATCTAAAACATAATTTGGTGTATCTCCACTTGTTGCAAAATAAAATTGAAACCATATGTCGGTTTGTGACATTGTAATACCACTGATTGTTTTATCATATGGTTTATGAATGTATCTAACTGTTTCATAATTTTTAGATGGATTAATAATATCTTTTAAAATCTCATCTTCAAAATCGGCAAGATTATCCTGCCAACCCAAATCTGTTCTAAAATTTTGTTCACTATTAACTACAATATTTAAATTGTTACTATTTTTTAAAATTTCCATTAACAGTTAGTTTTATTTTTATAATTATTAAAACTATTAAATCCATCAGATTTATTTGTGTATGATTTTTCATTTCTTAAATAGAAATTAATATCACTTACAACATAGTGTGTATTATTCATATATGGAAATCTTGTTCCATTACCATCTTGGTCTACAAATCCATGATCATATAAATCTCTCCATTTCCATAATTTATCATCATTATCATAAATTGCATTTTCAGGTAAATTGATTAAATCGTTTGTTTTTGAACTTTCGATATATGGAGATAGTTCTCTTAATTTAACTCTGTAATATGGTTGGTAATAATATCCGACCGGATTTGTATCGGATACTAATGAATAATAATTAGGATTATTTTGTCCATGATAAAATAATCTATTAGTTCCACTATAAAAAAGTTTATGTGAAAATTTATGGAAAGCCTCACTGATAATTCTTTCTTTTAATTCTTTTCTATTATATTCAACAAAAGCACCTGTAAGACCTGTAGTGCCAACCGGTATAGTTGTTCCACCTGTAAATGTCACATTAGTATAATCGTAAGTGTCTCCCATAACTACGGATGTTTTACCTGAAAATGTTGTGGTCAAACCTGTCATAGCCTTTTCAACTGATGTTACTCCACTAAATTGTTTATCTATCCAACTATCATGAAAATTAAATTTATACCCAACTTTTGGTGGATATTCAAATAAACCATTACCATTTTTAAAAATTATACTTACATAAACTTCCGTCGGTGTGTATCCTAAATTATTGGTAATACCAGATAACGAAAACGTATCTTTAAAATCAAACAAAACAGATTCTTGTCTATTTCTCTCAACTAATATGTCATTTTCTTGTAATGCATTTTCAAATAGGATTTTTCTTTCATCTTCAAATATTGAAGACTCAAAACCAATTTTATCCATGATATACTGTTGGTCTCCTGTTAATGTTTTATGTTTATGAACATAATATTGTGATGTTGTTCCTGAAATATTTTTAATATCTAAACATCTTTTACCTAACACAAATGTTACACCGCTCAAAGTGTGTCCCGTTGTAAATTCACTTTTAAATAAATTAACAACATATTTTTCAGAATTGTAAACTTCATTACCGACACTATCAATATAAAAAATTTTACTATTAACTGATAATCCACTTAACATTGTTGATCCAGATAAAATAATATATTCACCTTGAGACATTCCATGTTCCACAGGTGACGTTAACGTATAATAATTTCCATTATCTTCAACTCTAAATGGTATTCCATTACCGGCAACAAAGTTAAAATTAGTTCCACCTGATAAAGTATAGTTCATAGTGAATCCACTATCTTGTCCATTCACATAACTTAAATATAAATTCCAATTTTTATATGGGGCCTCAATTGATGTTGTGATGGTATGACCAGTATACCTTCCGAATGGTGTTCCATCCGATAATTCAATTGTTGGTATTACATTTGTGGAACCTAAAGTAGAACCTGAAGTAGGTTTTGTTTTTTCTCTTAAGACATCATTTCTTAAAAATGCAAATTCATTATATGGTACAAATCCTAAATCATTTCCCGTTCCGTCACCACATAAATAAAGGTTCCTTAATAGTGGAGTATAATCGGTATATCCATTATACATGTTTCTAAACACCATTTTTAATTTACCATATATTTTATAGTTAAAACTTTGATTTCTTTCGTCATCAAATAATTCGGTTAGATTTAACATTATATTTCTATCACCTTCTCTCATCAATGTCTCATCATTATCTAATTTAACATTAAGATTAAGATCCTGTTCATCGGCCTTAAAATATCGTTTACTCGGTAATAAAATTTCTTTCTTTTCCAATTTTTATATTTTCATTTTAATTTATTAAGTTAAAGGAGGTGGTGTTGTATCACATTCTAATAAGTTAAATGCACCTTTAGGTCCAAACATATCTACAAATTTATCCATACCCGTTTTACCCGCCATCAATCCAAAATAAAATTGGAATGGTGTTGATAAAATTTGTTTATTTCCACTGTAATAATCAAATGTAGGTCTTATGATATAATCAACATTACTACTCCATGTTTGTTGATGCCAACCATCTGTTATTGTTATTCCTTGATATGTAAACCCACTTTCGGCTGGTCCAACTCTAGTATATAAAGTTCCACCTGTTGGTGCAATAACAAGTTGATTTGATCCGTCGGTTGGTGTAGTGATACCCGTTGCGGTCACATATAAATAAGTAAATCCAGGGTATTCTAAATTATAATCGTTGTGATTATCGGTACCCGTCTCATCAACAATATCAAAATTAATTTCATCAACTGTATTACCTGAAATTGTTAAACCACTAAAGGTATATGTCATTGGTAATAACAGATATTTGTCAGATGAATCATTAGGTACTCCGGTTATGTTATAACCATACGTCATACCTTGTAAAGGTTGTAATTGTACAGAACTATAATCCCAAGCTTGGTCATCACTAAATTCATTATATGACCCAAATCCAGTTCCTAACTTATCCCATAAATAGAATGGTACGGGTTGTGATGACTCAGTTAATCTACCTTGTACCGGAACATTATCATAACCAACGTGTGATGGTTCATTTAAACATGCTCTTACTCTTTCACCGTCTTCTTTTAAATCAAAAGTTACAGGTAAAGGACCATATACTCCACTATCTAATTTAAAAACTTTAGGATAAAACTCAGGATCTAAAACGTTATATTGATATGCAACATATTTTGGATTTTCTAAATCAAATGGTTCAATTCCCGCCTCATTATTAATTGATAATAATTGTAAAATATCTCCGTCTAAAATATTTGTTAAGTTAATTTTATTTTGAAAACCTTGATTTGTAAAGAACATATCTAAACTACCGTCTGGTCCCGCTACATCCATTCTATAGTTTATTGCCAATCCCATTAATTCCCCAATATCTTGATATGATGTTGGACCAATACTTCTCGAAACTGAACAGTTCGGATCTAAACTTTGGTCGATACAAATTTCTTTAATGAATTCATCTCTTGGACCTAAATCAACAAATGTTGTTGGGTGATTTATTTGTTCAGTTACAAAATTATTATTGATGAATCTTGCCGATCTGTAATAAAATTTATTAATACCATTACCTACAAATCTTACTAATCCCCTACAATATCTAATTGATTTCTCTACTCCTGTCGATACTCCCTTTGCTTTAAATTGAAAGAAATATAGTGATCCCGATAACCAATTATCTATAAATCCGTAATTAACAACTCCTCCACAAAACATTTTACCCACTCTTTTTCTTCTGTAATATTCGTTAATAACTTTACCTAATCTTGTATTTGATTGTGTACCTGGAACAATTGTATAAACTCCATTACTAAATTCGCTTCTTCTACTTTTAGTTGCGGTAACCGCACTACCATTATAATAATAGTTTGTTGTACTTGTTAAACCAATAGTGTACCAATCTGGTGTTTCAACACTGGCAGTTCTGTTACCCGCAGTATTACCATCATAAACACCTCTATTTTGACTTGTGCCCGAATTATACGGAAAATACGATGCTGCTATTGTTCCTCCATTTCCATTTTCATCACCACCATATATAGCAACTGCAACGATTTTATCTGAAGATAATAATTGTGATTTAGTTTTGTATTTTCTTTGAAAACTGTTTGGTAAGTTACTATAATCAGTACTGGTGTATGTTAGATCCTCAACAAAAAATCCCGTAATTATACTATCATCATAAGGTATATCATAATATTCACATCCGTTACTTTCACTATATGCCGCACATTCTTCACACTCTGGATAGTTAACTAAATTTAGTGTTTTAACATTATTCGCAACAAAATCATTCATATAACCTCTTAATCCTCTTGTTGCGGCATTTGCCCATGCCTTAATAACACCTTCAACTATTGTACGTCCTATTTTAACAAAAATATTTAAAAAAAATAAAACAACATAATTAAAAATATAATCTAAATAAAGTAATACATCAGAAATTAGTAATGGAAATGTATAGTTTTTAACCGCGAAATTTGTTGGTGGTGTTAATTTATCTCCACAATCTTCTTCCTCCGATGGGTGTGCGTCATTAATATTGGCAAATCCAGTTCTACCAATTAAATCACTTCCAAAATAATGTTGTTGGAAAGATGAAACTGTATAAACTTTATTATATGTAAATCTATAAAAATAATCTTGTGGATAATATTCGCCTCCATCATTATTTAAAATTAATGATAATGCATCCGTAGGATAATCGTTTAAATTTGTTGAAAACGCATATGATTTATCGTCGGGAACCGCATATTGGATGCCACCTAATGTTTCAATTTTTTGATATTCTCTAATATTTGGTAATAGATAATCGGCATTAAATCTAACTCTTGATAAATCATTATCATTCATGTTAATTCTAAATCTGTAACATGCCGATGTTGGTATACCTTTATTCGAATCATTTGTAATTTCATTTTCACCAAATTCATTTGTAATGACATAACCCATGTTCATTTCTATCGGTAATACAAATCCTCCGTCGTCCGGTATATCTTCATTTAAATTAATTACTTCTAAATATGGATAATTATTTTCATCTTTTTGTGACGTAAATCTAATAGCTTCGATCTTACCAGATTTTGCAACCAAATCACATTTTCTACCCATTTTTTTTCTTGGAGTGCAACGTTTATTAATTGCATTTTTACTACTATCAGTAAAAATACCTCCAATAATATATGCTTTAGGTTGTATGTTAACTCCGTTTTCTGTTAAATCAAAATCAGTTCTTGTTATACCAATTTCACATAAAGACTCATTTCCCCAAAATGGATACACTTGAATAATTTTATTCATGGTGACAATCTGCGGTAATGAATCAATATCCTCAGATGATTTAAATGTGTATTTGTTTTTAAATCCATCAAGTCCCATACCTTGTCTAATAAAATCATATGGTCTTAAAGAAAAGCAACCAACATCAGACAAGTCAGCATCCATATGTATTGTTTGAGCACCGATAGGTACCCCCCAAATCATAAAGTCACCGGCACTATTTGTTTTAACTGTGTATTTGTAATATTTCTCATATACCTCTAAAACTTCTTCTCTTGTTAAAATATCTGATTGATCGGGAAATGTCCCCGTGTTTGCGTGTCCACTATGTTGTTGTCTTGAAGGTAATAAGTTGTAACGATAATTATTTTCGTTTTTGTCAGTAACTTCCTTATATGGATAAAGAGTAGAAATTACGGGATCCTCTTCATCTTCTGTCGTTAATGGCACAAATATTGATACTCTAACATTACCAAGTCCAAAACCATTATTTGCGGTAACTCTACCACAAACAACTCCGTAATCGGAGCACATCGAAGTGTAAATCTCTTTTTGACTAAATTTTAAAGATAAAATCTCTAAAACGTCAAAATCTTGTTTTAACTCAACTGTGATTTTTTGGTCAACCCCAATATTGGTTGAAATTCTATGCTTTTGTATCATTCTTATAATAAATAGAAACTATGTGATTTTCTATATATTATAACGAAAAAACATTTTAAAATGTAGCCGTTCCTAATGTTTTAACCCTAACTCTAATATCTTTATTTGGGAACCTAATTTGGAAGATTTGATTTGATTTCATAAAGATCATATTATCGGACTGATTTATCAATCTAGTGTTTTGATCTGTTGTTTGTGACGGTTCCGCAGATGAATACTCACCTCCTATTTTACTGTAAACTCTGGTCTCGATTACATTTATCACACCTGATACACTACCTATGATTTTGTTTAAAGCTCCGATAAACAAAGGATCGCCCATTTTACGTTTTTCTATTGCAAAATGTTCAATTGTATCCTGAATTACCGTTTGAATAATATCTGTCTGATTTGCGTTTTTATCTATGTTTAAATCAATTTCTAACCCCATATCAATGACTTCGCCACTTACGATATCTAAGTAGTCATTAATCATTTTATATTCCGTAAGATAGGTTAAAATGTTCGATTTTAATGTATTAGAAACAGTATCGGTTAAATTACCTTGATCATCATATGATAATAATTTAATTCTAATCTTATTATCTTCCTCCATGACATTAACCTTCGCCGGTGCTCCGTATGTTGATGGCATCGTTTCAATTAATGATTTATAATCATTTAATGTAACTGCTCTATTTTGTGCTGCAAAGTTATATGAAACCATATTACGAATTTCTTCGATTGTTGGTTGATCTGCACCACCTACCGCAGGTGTTATGTTATTAACTCTAAGTGATTGTACCACACCGGTATTCTTTGCTGGTACTGGTCCTGAAACTATAAATTCAACATCATCTACGTTTGTAATTACATTCACCCCTAAGTTACTATCTTTACCACCACCCACACGATATTGTACAAATAATGTTGTATTAATTTTTGGTGTAGTTCCTAATGATAGATTATTTAAATAACTCGCCAAATTAACTTTCAATTGTCCTGTCATATAGTTGTCCAAATTGTCTAATGGATTAACTGTTCCCGAACCAAATGTTAATGAAAAATAACCTTCAGGTGTATATTCTGTTATGAATTTATTATTAACAGGTAAAAATGTTCCTGCAGTAAAATTATTAGTATCTGAAACAGATGTTGGGTCAGGCACGAATACTTTATCTTGAATTAATGATTTAACCTCATACCATTTGTTTGTGGTACTAGAAAATTCATTTGATGTTGGATTACTTGTGAAAGTTGTTCCGTCCTTATGAATAACAGATGTTACTCCTAGTACGTTTTGTTCGGGTAAGTATAATTTTAAGAAAGGTTTTTGATCTGCTTGATTTATAACTCTTCTAAAAATTTTTGTTATACCATTCACAACAGGTTCTCTTTTTGTGATCGTATAAGATATTAATCTATTATTTACATCAAAATTTGGTATTTTTAATCTATTAGGTTCTCCTTTTTTATTAAATGGTACCGAAAAATCAATGTCGTCAATTGTTTCAAAAACTTGACCTCCACCTGAAACTTGTGCACCACTCTTTAATATACCCAAATATCTAACATCTTCTTTATCCCCTCTAACATCTACTGTAATTGAGAAATCACACAACGCAACTGATGGTCTAACTCCAGGTAATCTAATACCATATGTTTTTGCAATATGATATAATGATTGTCTTTGTTGTGCAAAATCCAACATAGTTTCCTGCCAAACTCTATCAATGTGAAAGTGTAAGTTATCCGCAACCGCTGCGTTAATATCTAATAACACCGAATAAATTGATGCGTCGTTAAAATTTTTAACTAAATCGGGATAGTAATTTTTAGTTAATGTTACTAATTCATTTCTTAATCCCTGAAAATCTCTTGTTGCGTATGATATCTGTTTACTCATCTTATATGTTTAAAATTATAAAGTCGGAAGTTGAAAATGACCCGTTATTAACTGTATATTCTATTTTAACTACCGCCGTATATGGTTTTGTTGATTCATCAGAAACTCTAAATAATCTTTCATCCTCATCTTGTGCAACGCTTCTTTGTCGATTTGGGTCGTCTTCCGCAGATGTTATAGATATATTTGTAATATCTAAGTTTGGTATAAATTTTTTAACCCCTTCTCTGATTTCTTCTTCAATTAAATTATAAGTAATCGCATCATTTTGATCAAAAATATATTGATATATTCTTGTCCCAAAATCAGGTAAGTAATATCTACTACCTTTTCTTGTTAAAATAAGGTGTATAAGATTAGCTCTTACCTCCTTTTCAGGGATTTCAGTCATATTAAGATAGTCTCCTTTGGGGCTATCTCTAAATGGATAATCAATACCGTACGTTACTGCCATATTCAATAAATATAGATAAACCTAAAATGGTTATGTATCCTCTTTTAATTTTGAATTTCCTTTTATTATATGTGGAGGGTCATATGGACAATTTGCACATCCATTGGAACAGCAATACCCTCTCTTCTGTAAAAAGAAAGAAGTCAGGACCATAAGCCCCGACTTCTCATCTATGTAATAATCTACTCCTTCCTCTAATTTCATTAGATACTTGTCACATCACATTGTGCTCCACTACAAGCCTGAGCCGCATAATCGGAAATACTCTTGTATTGTGGTTTATCCAAAATAGTACCAAAATCAACTTCTTTAAATTGACGAGTAATGGTTTCCCACTTATAGAATAAGTGAACGTCTTTTAAACAATAAACCATCTTCTTCAAATCACCTTTAAAGTAATTCTTAGCAAATTTCTTCGCTCTTGACAACCAATATTTCTTTAACAATACTTGTTCTCTTGTTCCCGTAACTTGAATTGACACGTCTAATAAAGTATCAGTTGCTAACCATAAATTATTTTGGAAATAATGTAATCCGTCAATAATTAAACCTGACGCTAAGATTGAACCTTTACCATATGTTTCAACAATTTCATCAAGATTTAATACTGATGTAAATGGTGCTTGGTTGAAATCTTTATCTCCGTAGTCTGACATGAAACTAACCGCCGTGAAGAAATCTCTTTGTTCCCAAATGTAATCAACAATAGCATCTTTATCATCAATAATAACCGTACAAGATGTGTTGTGATTAACCGGCATGTAAGCACATAACTCAGGATTAGTTCCGGCATTTACCCAATGTTGTTGAACCAACTTAATCAATTCAAGGTGTTTAATTCCTTTCATATCTTTTTTGAATAAACCAACTTTTGGATTTTCAACAGGAACAAACACAACATAATCTGATTTAGTTGAAGACCATACACTTTCTTCTAATAAGAACTCCATATTTTCTTCTAACCATTTTGCGGTATTACTTTCTTTGTTCAACTGCATAATACGGAAATACTTTTCAGAATGTTCAGGGTGAATACCTGATGCAGTTCCTAATACTACCGATGCGTTACCTGATGGTTTTACACATGTAGTTCTTGCCGCTTGATTAATACCAATTACTGCCGCTAATTCTTTATTGGCATCTTTTACAGCTTGTGCACCTTCTTCTAATAATTCAGCATTAAATAATTTAGGATTGTTCATCCAACCTGTAATACTAACACCTAATAAAGCCTCTCTTTCAAAGATTGCCTTACTTGTTTCACCTAAATAAGGGAAATCAGTATAACCCGCTTGTAATGTACCTAAGAAAGACGCATCTCTACAAGCTTTTAAAAATTTCTCTTTAGTTGTGGCCTTCTCCGCGTTAATCTCAGTTAAGTTACAACCTTGGATACCAAATTTAGATTTGTTATCTTTAACGTATTGTTCAACTTCATCATATTTGATTTTACCAAAATCAATTGTATCTAATACAGGGATTTTTAAAATCTCAAAACATGGGTTGAACATATCAAACCAACTATTTGCAAATACAAACCCGATATCATTTGCTCCGTCGTTTAATTGAACTAAGTAATTGAATTGTTCTTTTTTAACTTCACTTCTCAATAATAAAACTGAGTTATTACTACGACCTCTTTGTGGGTTTTCCATTCTCCAATTACCAGTCTTAGCGTGGATCATTTCATCGTCGTTAGGGTCAACAATCATATTCAACGCTGAACGTCTAACACCACCTGATAATACCGCATCTGCTGAATGACAAATAATATCAAATGCTAGAATTGGACGAATTTTATCTCCTTCAGTTGTAATCCATTTTTCAATTAATGTTTCAATCTTTTCTAATGATTGTTTTAATCCATCGGCGCCAGGTGCTTTGAAACCACCGCTGATGAATGCACCTTTCTCACGAATTAAAGAATAATCTAATTTAACTTCGTATCCCGCATATTCAGGGAATGGTTGATCATCAACAAAGTAAGATGATAATAACACACCTAATGCGTTTGCCCATCCTTCGATTGAATCTTCGATATAGAATGTTTTAGTTCCTAAAGTTCTCTTTTGTATTCTACTTAAATTGTTTACAAAAGGAATTAGTAATCCTCCACCAAATCCACAACCAGATAATGCCAAATAGAAAATCTCTTGGAATACTCTATTACGAGCAATGTGTCCTGATGTACAGTTAAACATTCTCGTGTTATGTTTCATAATTTGTTCATGTCTGTATTGTAAGTTTCTTTGTGAAGCCAATACAGCTTGATCTTTCATACTTTCAACGGCAGATTGTAAATATGGTTCAATAGCATCCGCGTATTGTACATATTTTTTTCTGTGTCCGTCAATTATGTTCTCACATGCATCTTCCCATGTTTCGTACCTTTTTTCGTCTTCTTTCCATTTAAAATAGTCTGAGTGTAACTTCAAGTCACTCAGAAATTTTTTACCTTTCTGCATTTGTGTTCTCTTTATTTTTTGTGTTTATTAATTACTTACTTGCCACTTGTTGTCTCCTCTTAAACGCTTCGGCGGCTCTATTAGCGTTTATCTGAACCTTTTGCTCTTCGTGTCCCAATAAAGTGTTTTGAGACTCTGTATCAATAAGAAGGAACTCGTTATTGAATTTACAGTTTTGGAAAACAACACCATCTCTACCAATACGTGATTTTAATAACGTAAGTGTTGCCAAATTATGTTCTTTTTGTTCTAATGTTTTACCAATAGATAATATAACGTGAGCAATTTGTGCTTTCTTAATTGAACCTCCCATTTGATCTCCTGTTACAACTTCTGAAGAAATTGATTCACGGTTACCTTGTGTTGCGGTCCATATTGCCATTTCAAATTCAGATGTCATAGACTCTAAACTTCTCATAACCGATCCCTCACCTTTCCATTCTTCTCCGTTAGTTGATTTGTCGGTCGACACACAATCAACATAATCTAAAACTAACAAGTCAACTTTCCTACCACCCTCTGAGTTCATTTTTCTGATTTTATTTTTAATTTCAGAAACCGTAACATTATCACTGGCTAATTTTAATAACTTTAAACTACCCTTAGATTTAGCCTGAGCCTCTTCTACTTTCATCTTAACCTCATCTTTAAAATCAGGTTGCGAATCAGGAGCAATTTCAGTCCAAATCGTATAGTGTTTTCTTTTAATATTACCCGGATTATCCTCAAAGAAAATTTGTACAACGTTGTAACCTAAGTTATAAGCAGTGTTTGCAAACTTTGTAAGTAAGGTAGTTTTACCAGTACCCGTAGGTGCTAATACAACCCCTAATTCTCCGATCCCAAGACCACCTTTAAGTAAGTTGTCAATTCCCACAATACCTGTCGGTAATGGGTGTCTAAAGTCCTTCTCTAACGCTCCGTCGATATCATGGAATACATCCGTTGCCTCATCGTTGGAAATACCAACTTGTAATGCTTTTTGAATAATTTCCTCAATCTTATTGTAAGCCTCAAACTCACCACTTTCGATAATACTCTGCACACTTTTTAACTCTCTTTTCAAGTTTTGTTGTTTACAGAAATTAAGCGCGGTATCTTTTACGTATTCAATTTGAGACTCGTTATTTTTAATTGCTTCTAATGTATCAACATGAATTTTAGAGGAATCTTTGTTACCACCTTCGGCCATGATTTTCTGCGCCAATGTATTGTAATCCGGGATTTTGTTGTAATTTTTATACAACTCCTTTGTGTTTTCCATAATAAATCTGAATGAGTTATTATCAAAAAACTTACTCTCTAATACATCAATAATTGTTTCTCCGTACTTCTTATCTTCAATAATTGCTTTGATAAGGGACTGTTGAAACGAAAATCCCAAATACCCAAAATTCCTTTCTTCCATAGTGTTTATTATATATTGTTTTTTCTTATAATTCGTATCCTAAATAACTTGTTTCCAATTCTTCCGAAGACAGGATGTCCGTTAGATCGGAAAGAATTCTCTTCAATCTTGGACGGATATCTACTGTGTATCTCGCCTTTGGGTGATAAACATACGCGGGAAACAGTCTTTGAATAAATACATCATCCCCTAACTTAATTTCCAATAAAAAATGTTCTTTTTCTTGTGTTAATGTCTCATCCACAACCTCCGAATGAAGGATATAGTTTTGATTTTCGCATAGATAGTTGGAACTTTTTATTTTCAAATCTTCCATAAAATCGTCACAAATATTTTTTACATAATAGTGAAGATCTAATGATCGTCTTGCTTGGTCAACGTGGTCTCTAACGTTAAAAAATCTTTGACACACAATGTGTCCTTCTAAAGACAAAAGAAACTCGAATTTTGTGATGTTCTCTTGATTTTGGTAATCTCTACTCATAAGGTCTTACTTTAATTGTTTTTTTTATATTGTTTTTTATATTTTTTTCTTTTCTTGTTAATCTTAGAAAAGGATTTAAAAAATTAATCCACGCATCTTCTGATTTTGGTAGAACATTAAAAAGTCCATCTTCATTCATCATCTTCATGGCATTCTTGTACGATCTTCCTTCTTGATCTAACGATTCACTAATCAGTAGGTCAATAACCTCTTTTGCCTCGTCTGTTAAAAATGGTTCATCCAAACTTACTATCCTGTTGTTTACGTCGAAGAATTCCTCACCGAGAACACCGTGTTTTGTCACACCAGTCAATAAATTAGCAATTGACTTATTGTGTTTATCTTGTTCAAATAATAGGTTGCACTTATCTTTAACCTGATCAACCGTAATTGGTTGATTTCTTAGTTCAGGGACAAAAGACAATAATCTTTTTAGTCCCATTCCTCTTATTCCTGCTATGTTATCTGATGAGTCACCACAAATCATTTTTACCAATCGAACATTTTCGATAAGGATTTCTTCGTGATCGTAAACGATTATATCATTCTTTGAATATAATTTCCTGTGTGAAGGATTGTAAACTTGTGTGTTTTC